CCTTAAGAAGATATGTAAGGATGATAAGTTCTGTGCTCGTCTTGCTGACTGGGCAGACATCATTAGAAAGACATTCTATGATGGTGGAATTGATGAAATTATCAGCACTCGTAGATTGGTTCACATCATTCAAGCATATAAAATCTTTGGTGATAAAGTTAAAGCAATTCAACTTTGCTTGAATCGTTTTGATGATGAGACTAAACAAGCATTCCTTGATCTTTATGACAAGGTAGATAATGAGGTTGACATTACAGAGGAAGGGGTGTTATGATAAATGCATGGAGTCTTGCGTATGATGTATTGAACGGAACACTTGATGAAAATTTTCCCATTATGAACAATTTCAAATCTTCTGAAGAGGGTGCTGAATGGGTTAAGAAAAATGGGGGTTATGAATATACCCCCGCCCCAGATCCAAATGATTCTAACGATCCAAGGAATTATCCTCCTTATGTTTATGAGTCCCCTGATGGTGGTGAAACTGTAACTCGAAGGAGAGCAGGTTCTTTAGATAAAGAAGTTATTCAGGGGGATTACTATACCTCTAGTAAGGTAACTGATGTTAACAGTGAAAAAGAGTTTAATGATTTTATGAATTCTAAGAAACCAGAACCTGATTTTAAATACAAGTCTCAGAAGTATGAGGAAGATAAGACTATTGCAGATCTTAAAAATTATGTTTCTTCGACTTATAACGGACACTATACTTCAGAGCAAAACAATACACAGACTCTTGATTTAATACAGTCTGTGGGGGATGCAGAATCCTTCTGCCGTTCTAATGCTATTAAGTATTTGGCACGGTATGATAAGAAAGGGCAAGCAAAGAATGATATACTAAAAGCAATGCACTACTGTCTACTGCTTTACTACTTCAGTGGACATACAAACGATGAAACTCCGACCCGTGGTTATGAAACTTTCTGATTCAACTTTGACACTGCTGAAGAATTTCAGCAACATTAATCAGTCCATTTTGTTTAAGCAGGGTAAGTCTCTTCGCACTATTTCTGTGATGAAGAATATCCTTGCTGAAGCAACTATCAATGAAGAGTTGCCAAAAGATTTTGGTATCTATGATTTGACTCAGTTTTTGAATGGATTGAGTTTGCATAATAATCCTGAATTGGATTTTGATAATGATAACTTTGTTATCATTAAAGAAGGAAGATCTCGTTCAAAGTATTTCTTTGCAGATCCAAATGTTATTGTTACTCCTCCAGACAAGGGAATAACCCTACCAAGTGAGGATGTATCATTTGAGTTAAGTACAGAGCAACTTGACAAACTTCTTAAGGCAGCATCTGTTTATCAGTTACCAGATTTGTCTGCTATTGGTGAGAATGGTGTTGTTAAACTTGTTGTTCGTGACAAGAAGAATGATACTTCCAATGACTATGCTGTAGTAGTTGGTGAAACTGAAGGTAATTTCGTTTTCAACTTTAAGGTTGAGAATATTAAAGTGATTCCAGGTTCTTATGATGTAGTAGTTTCCTCTAAAAATCTTTCTAAGTTCACATGTCGTGAGCATGATTTAACCTACTACATTGCCCTAGAACCAGATTCTACTTATGAAGAGTGATTTCCTATGGGTAGAAAAGTATCGGCCTAAAACGGTTCAAGATTGTATTCTTCCAGATAGTATTAAGAATACTTTTCAGGAGTTTGTAGAGAAAGGAGAGATTCCAAATCTTCTCCTTGCTGGCCCTGCTGGTTGTGGTAAGACAACTATTGCACGTGCCTTATGTGAACAGTTGGGTTCAGATTACATTGTTATCAATGGTTCTGATGAGGGTAGATTCTTAGACACAGTAAGAAATCAAGCAAAGAATTTTGCTTCTACCGTCTCACTTGCTGCAACTGGGACTCATAAGGTTATAATTATTGATGAGGCAGACAACACTACTCATGACGTACAACTCTTACTTAGGGCCAATATTGAGGCGTTCTACAACAACTGTAGGTTCATATTTACCTGCAACTATAAGAACAAAATCATTGAACCCTTACACTCCAGGTGTGCCGTCGTTGAGTTTTCTATCACAGGAAAACAGAAACCCGCAATCGCTGCTGCTTTCTTCAACCGACTTAACTCCATCTTGGACACGGAACGGATTGACGCTGATAAGAAAGTCCTCGCAGAACTCATCAACAAACACTTCCCAGACTGGAGAAGAGTTTTAAATGAGTGCCAACGCTATTCAAGCAGTGGCACAATTGATACATCAATTTTAGCAGAGTTTAGTGATGTCAAAACATCGGATCTCATCAAGAAACTTAAGGAGAAGAACTTCACTGAGGTTCGCAAGTGGGTTGTTAGTAACCTTGACAACGATCCTGGGGTTATCTTACGCCGTGTCTACGAGTCTCTCACTGACGCAGTGGTCCCTCCTAGTATCCCTGCTGCTGTTCTTATCATTGCCAAGTACCAGTATCAAATTGCTTTCGTGGCTGACCAAGAAATTAACCTCTTGGCTGCACTCACTGAAATCATGTGTGAGTGTGAATTTAAATGACCTTTATTCTAAAAGAAAATGACTGCACCACTTCCCCAATGGGTAAAAGATGATAGAGAAAGATCTCTACAAAAGAAAAGAGCACAAGTTAAGTCTAGATTCTATTATCTATTCTGGGGTGCTGCTACACTTTCTGTATTAGCAGGACAATTATATGTTGGTACTGGGTATAGAGCATATGCAGGAGCATTGCTTAGAATATTTGATACTATAGAAGTAGAAGTTGGTAGAACATATAATAACGAAAGATTTTATTGATGTTACTGAGTGAATCAGATGCCATTTATGCTGCCGATAGGTTTATTAATTATTATTCTCGGTTCAACCGCATTGATGATTACCTTAGGCATGTAAAAAAGGATAGGATGGATAACCGTCCTGGATTACTTTTTGGTGCTGAATCTGAATTTTTTAATTCATTTAAGATGCATCCAAATGAGATGGATTTTGAGATACATGTAGTTGATACAAATCCAAAAACAATCTCTAAGTATAATCAGTGGTTGTATTCTGAGACACTTAATTTAACTGCGTCTAATGCTGTAGAAGAAGCAATACCAGGACGTACTCATAAGTGGATAGTAGAAGAAGTTAATACCAAGAAAGTTGTTGGGGTTGTTAGGTTTGGTTCCCCTACGATTAATAGCAAACCTCGTAATAATTACTTTGATAGGGTAGTTCCTCTTAAAGAAATTAATCCTTATTTTGTTATGGGTTTTAACATTGTTCCTACTCAGCCTTTTGGATTCAATTATCTTGGTGGTAAGTTGCTTGCTCTTTTGGCATCATCTTATGAACTAAAGAGTCAGTTTGATCACAAATATGGAACTCAATTGAAGTATTTTGAAACTACTTCCTTATATGGAACGACTAAGGGAATGTCCATGTATGATGGATTGAAACCCTTCCTGAGGCATATAGGGGACACTGAGAGTAAGTTTCTTCCACTATTCCATGATGATGAATTCCGTGAATTCTTTAAATGGTTTAATGTTAGAAATAATAATGAACGTCTTATTTCTGCAGATAAGTCTTCTAAGAAGATTAAGATACAGAGTAAGATGATATCGATTATTAAAAACTCTCTTAAAGATAAGAAAAAACTAGAAGAGTTTAATTCTTGTATTCAACATGCAATGTCTCTTACTGAGAAGAAGAGATATTATCTTGGAGACTTTAGACACACTGCTCAACAAGCAATTGATTGGTGGAAGAAGAAAGCATCCAAGAGATATGATAAATTAACTCGTGAAGGTAGAGTCCGTCATGAGTTAGAAGTATGGAACCCTGGAGTTGATTTGGAGATTATCCGATGAACCAACGTGAAAAACTAAACAAGTTTCGTGGTAGAAATAACCATGAAGATATCATCTTCTATTCATTTAAGAAGAGTGAGATTGAGCACATCAATACTCATGAATTACACAGACTTGAACACAGTATTAAATCTATTAGGGAGTTTAACAATGAAATATCTGTTTATCTTTTTTGTGACGATCCTTCTATTATTCCCCTTTATTTCCCTCTTGAGTACTCAGTAAGAGTTGAACCATTCCAAGAAGGTTTTGATCATGATATGCTTAATGCGTGGTCGATTCATAGATGGTATAACTTAAAGTATTTTGAACAAGAAGCTAATATACTATACGTTGATTCTGATACTATCTTTAATCATGATCCCAAGTATCTCTTTGATACTTATTGTGTTCATGATGTTTATGGTAGAGAGGAGTTTGGATTTAGAAATGATCCTAAGGTTAGTGGTGGTAAAAGAATAAGAGAGCAGTTAGATTTGGTTGATGTTTGCATGTATGATTTGGGTGGTAAGGTAGAGATGTATAAGTATTGTCTTGGTGTAGTTCTATTGAATAATGTTCATCATAAGATAGTGGAGTCCTTAGATGACTTATCTGATTTGATGGAGAAGTTTAAGAATAATGAATACTTGATGCCACTTCCTAATAGAAGGATAGTTGATGAGTATGCAGTATGGATTATATTCAGTCGTCTTGGATTATCAAATGGATTGTTTGGTATACAGGATGTGACTCAGGGTTATCTCGAACATAAGCATCAAGAAACATTTAATCCTGTAGTATTACATTACACAACATTAAATGAACAAAAGTTTGCACGTTCTGATGCAAAGTATGCTAACCTTTTAAGGGATGCTGTTGCATTGGGTAAGGATATTGATCCTTATCATGAGTATGCAGATACTCAACATATTCCTCAAGAGTATCTTGAACTAGTAGCAACGGAACCAGAAATGTCCTATCAAGAAATGGTTGACGCTGGTTACGAAATGTCTGGAGAAGGTATCTGGATGCCACCACAAGATGAATTTGTTTATGAAGATGACTGAACTCAAAGACTGGTTAAATTCGATTAATTTTAATAAGGATGATTTGACTTCTGATGATCCAGATACTATTAAGGATTATCCTGCTTATATTATCAACAGATGCTTAAGTGGACATCTTGATACTATTCTTTATGCCAATGAAATGAATCTGTATCCTAACCTAGATAAGGATATGCAATATCAATTTTTTCTAAATAGTCTGAGGAAACGGAAGAGATTCTCACCCTGGCTAAGAAAGGATAAAGTTGATAACCTTAATATCATTAAAAAATATTATGGTTATAGCAACGAAAAGGCATTACAGGCTTTAAGACTTCTGACTCAACAACAACTGGATTACATTAAAAAGCGACTTGACACTGGAGGAATGAGATGAGTACTGTGAAAGAGCCTGAGGTTAATTGGAATCAGGAAATGATGGTAGAGGTTCAATTAGGTGAACCCGATGATTTTCTTAAAGTTAGAGAAACTCTTACTAGAATTGGTGTAGCTTCACGCAAGGAAAAGAAGTTATATCAATCATGCCATATCTTACATAAACAAGGAAGATATTATATTGTTCACTTCAAGGAATTATTTGCGTTAGATGGGAAACACGCTAACCTTACTTCTAACGACGTTCAGCGTCGCAACCGTATTACTCAGTT